GTTAACTAAATTAAATGCTGTCATAGCAGCAGTTCCTAGCCACGTTGCTACCGTCATTGCTCCAGTTGCTATTGCATTTGCCCCTATAGCTATTGTATTTATTGCCCATTGTCCCGCTTGTATTACTAATGCAGCAGTTCCATTTATTATGCTTAATATAAAATCTTTTGCATATAATGCAGCTATCGCTATTGTTTCAAGTTTATTTGCAATAGTTGCTAGTGTACAAGCTTGTATTACTGTTGTCATGGCTGCTATTCCTATAGACATTTGTCCTATTATCATTAGTAGTGGGCCTATTGCAACTACAACCGCTAAAATAGTTAAGATAACACCTTTAACTCCACTATCTAAAGTTGAAAACCAAGTAACTAATTCAGTTAATTTTTCCATTAGCGGTGTTAGTGATTCTCCAATTGCTCCTATAATTGAGCCTTTTAAAGCCTCCGTAGAATCCCCAAAATTATCAAGTGCAAGTATCGCTTCATTGCTCATTACGGATCCCGTATCATGTGCTGCTTGTGTCATTTCTGCTAGTCCATCAGCACCTAACTTTATAATTGGATTTAAGTCCATAGCTGATTTGCCAAAGATGGCCATTGATACTGCATCACGTTCTGTTTCATTTCCAATATTCCCCAATGCTCCGAAAGCTTCTGCCATTACGGTTTTTGCATCTCTTAAATTTCCATTTGTATCTATAACTGATATTCCAAGTTCCTTAAACGCATCTGCCTGAGTGCCAGTTCCATCTTTAGCTGCTACCATTGATTTTGTGAGCTTAGCTTGTGCCCCTGCAATAGTTTCAAGTTCTACTCCAACTTGCCCTCCAATATATCCTAACTCTTGCAATGCTTCAAGCGATAAGCCAGTTTCATCTGATAACTTGACTAACTTATCTGCTGAATCCATTGCCGATACTGCAATAGCACCAACTCCAGCTATAACTGCTGCAGAAGCTACTGAAGCTTTTTTCCCCATAGATGTAAGTTTGTCCCCTGCATCAGAAAATGACCTAGATATTGATGTTCCAGTTTCATTAGCTTGCTTTTTAAGATTTTTTAAGCTTGTTTCAGTAAACTCTATTTCTCTTCTAAATGATGTGTATTGAGCTTCTCCAATATCCCCATTTTTGAATTGTGTTTCTACTTGTTGTTCAGCTTCTTTAAGTTGGTTTAATTTACTACTAGTTGCCTGTATTTGTGCTGCTAATAGTTTTTGCTTTTGTCCCAATGCCTCAGTATTACCTGGATCAAATTTTAATAATCTTTCAACATCTTTTAATTCCTTCTGAATAGTTATACTTTCTTTGGTTACTGATTCTAACGATTTTTGAAGGCCTGTAGTTGATCCATCTATTTCAATAGTAATACCTTTAATTCTGCTACTTGCTGCCATTTATTTTTCACCTACCTTTTTAAAAAGAATCATAATCATATTGTGTTGCTTTTCTTACTTTTTCTTCTGGATTTTTTATCTCAGAACACTCATCAAGATAGTCAAGACACATTCCAATAGTCATATCTTCTAAATCATCTTTATATAAACCATTCTTTCTACACAAAAAAAGGAATAACTCAGTTGTAATAACTTCATCATCCCCTTGATTGGTTGAATTTTCTATTTTTTTTTAGTTTGTATACTTGCAAGGATAAGATCTTGTATCTCTGGGATTATTTCAAATAATGGAAACTCTTCAAATCCATCAAGCCATGTTAAAGGTTCTGGGATAGTTTTATCAGCAGTCTTTGCTAATACCCAGATAATATTATAAAACACTTCAAAATCTATATTTTTGAGTACTTCTGAATCAACTTTTCCTTTTTTTAATTTTCCTAAACTTTCAAGTTTCATTATTTCTGCAAAATAATCCCTACCAAATTGTGACTTAAACCTTAATGGAGTCGCTGCAGTACTTTTAAAACTTACTTGTTTACCATCAATTTCTATAGTTTTTTCCATTAGCTTAATCCTCCTAAGGTGTTACTACCTTTTCATATACTTTTTCATACCAAGCATCATTTATAGCTTGTAATGTTGCAGTAGTAGTTTTTGTTTTTACTGCAAGGTCTGTTTCTCTTGGGCTAGATACAAATGTTAATTCGTTTACGTTCGGTTCATTTGCATTTGTTTTAGTTGCAGATCCAATTTTAGGTCTTTTTGTAGTACAACTATACAATACGTGTTTTATTGCCTTCACATCACCATCAAATTCAAATAATAAAGCAAAAGGCTTAGTTTCTACATTAGCTTTTTCTGTTATTACTAAGTCTATTGCATCTAATTGTTCACCAAGAATATCAGTAGAAAAACTCTCAGGTATATTGGCTATATTTAAACCACCATCATATCCTTGATTATTTTCAGCAGAATAATAGAGTATATTATCTGCATAAAACTCTGCCATATCCCCACGTGGTTCTAAGCTTATTTCTACACTTCCGGGTATTGGTATCGGTGTTTCATAAGTTGTTACTCCTGCTGCCACTGTAAAAGGTGCATAATGTACATTTTTTAATCCAAAGGTTACTTTATTTTCTGCCATTTATATCACTCCTATTTCATATATTTTTTGAAATAATTTTTCTGATTCTATCCATTCTTTTGTACTTTCATAAGGAATTTCATTTGTATCTAATAAATCTTCTAAATTCTTTTCTGCAATTAAATCTTTCTTAGTTATATATAATTCGATTTGTATATTGTCTCCTTTGTGATAGACTTTATTATCTGCCATAAAATTAGATGAATAAGGATCTAGATAGGTTATATATGGTGGATTAGGTGCTGGATTATCAGTAGTTGCTGTAAAATGAGAATAAGCCACTGGATAACCAGTAGCTTCTAATATTGTACTTAATTCAATTAATGTCATCCTTTAATCACCCTCTCTACCTCTTCTGTAAATTCTTTAATCACCTGATCCTCTACTGGTCTTATATGTGGTTTGGCTCCAACTCTACCACCACCACTTTTTGCATGACCATATTCTAACAAATGCGTTAATCTATAATCTGTTTTATTGTGAACTATTTCTTTACCACGCACCTCTGTTACTCTCCAACCTTTAGCATAACTTTTTCTTCTAATCCCTTTAGGACTTGTTTGTTTTAATGTACTGACTGCCCTTTCTGCTACTGTCTTTTTAGCTTTTCCAACACCTTCAGCAACTTCATTTGTATATTCTGCAAGTGATTTTACTATTTCACTCGTTAAACCAGTAATTTTTATACTCATAATCCTCACCTTGCCTTATCTAAAGTCAAATCAATACATAATGGATTAGTATCATATATTTCTTGTACTAGCTTAATTCCATACTTTGCAGTACCAATCCCAACATAATTATAATTATCTATGCCAGGTACTTGTGGTATTCTTATTACCCTATTTACATCTATTTGATTGGCTGCTGCTTCAAAGTATCTTTTAAATCCTAAGACACGATTACTAAATCCAAGACTTTTATATTTATCAGTCCTGGATCCATCTTCATCTTCAGTATAAATATCACATACACCATCAGAGAAACTAATAAATTCAGTATCTGGTTTAATTTTCATAGAATAACCACCTCTTCAACATAAGCATTTACCTGAGAATCTATATGTAAACTCATAAGTTCACTTGCAAAATTCTTTTCGAACATTTCTAAAGCTTGGCTATTAGCGTATCTACAATAATCAAGTAGTAGTGTTTTAGCTAACTCTTCCAGTTCAAAATTAAGGGGCACCCCTGCAATAGTTTGCAAGCGTGCCTTTCCTCTATTTATAAAACTAGTTAAGTTTTTATCTGTAACATCATCCACCCAATTTATATGCAAGTAATTTCTTACTTCTTCTAATAATGTTAGCATTTAGATCACCTCAATTAAACTTGTTCTTGAGTTTTAACAATACCAGTTACTGATACCTCAACTGTTGCTGCTACTAATCCACTAATATCTAAAAGTATAAATGCATTATCATCTAGTGCTTTACCATTACCATATAGTTTAGTTAAGTAAACTCTTTCATCATCTAAAAATCTAAATTCATCAGAAAATTCAATTTTCCCACCATTAGTACCTGCTCCAATGCCCATAAAGTATTTATCAGCTATTCCAATAACAGCACTTCCAGCAACAACCGCTGGTGATTGTATTACTGTAGTAGGGAATGGAAATACATCATGTGAATAAGTACCATCAGTTGCTCTTACTGTAGTTGCTGGCATTACTTTAGTGAAGTAATCAACTGGATTTACTATAAGTAAAACATTACTAACTGGTCTCATTTTTCCATTAGGTGCTTGTACTAATGTTCCTAATATATTTCCATATGTTAATGGTGATAAATCTGTAATAGCTACCGCTGTTTTCTTTGGATATATACCTGCAGTTACAACTACAGCATCTGAAACATCTCTATCCATTCCTATTGGTTGATCTTTTCCTGTACCTGTTACAATTGCAGTTTCAAGTGCTAATGCAATAGCTTCTGATAATACACCTCTTACATAAGCATCTATCCAACTAGGTCCAACTGCTAACATATCTTTTGCAATAGGCATAAATGCACTTAATTTACATAGTGTTAAGTCTATTTTTCCAATAGCTCCACTAAGTTCAGTTGCAATTGCTGAATTTAAAGCACCCCATGTTGCTAATTGAGCACCTTGTTTATTAACAATTATTTTTGTTAATACAGTTGTATTAGTAAAATTAATTGCTGCTAATAATGGATGTGCTTCTTTAATGTCAGCAATTACATTATCAATAACTGTTTCAGGAAACGCAGTAGTTAGAGTTGTAAACGCTTGTCTAGGATCATTTGATTTCATAGCATCAATAACACCTTGATAAAACTGACCTTCTTTAGCAGTTAATTGATGAACCCCTCTTTTAGCAAGTATAGTACTATCTGATGTTTCTTGATAAGCCTTAAATTCCTCCATTACATTTGTTTGAATAGCCTCTGCGAATGGTGCAAATGCCTGTGCTATTGCATCCTCATCTGTAGATTTGAAAGCTGCCACCAAATTATTTTTTAATTCTTGTTGTATTAAATCTTTACTCTTCATTGTCATATTACTTTACCTCCGCATTTTTTATTTTGAATGATGCCATTAATTTTTCAGCATTAGTTTTTTGTATTATTAAGTTCTCAGGTACTTTTACATCTTTTTGGAATTGTTCCACTTCAAACTTAATAGCTTGATTAAATCTTTGTTTAGCTTCTATAATTGTCTTATCTTCCTTGCCAGTTATTTCATCTGCTAAACCATATTGTAAGCATTGCTCTGCATTAAGCCATGTTTGACCATCTAGTAATTCTTTTAGAGTTTCCTCTGTTAATTTTTCTCCAGCTTTTGCAAGATAGCTTGAACAACTAGCACTATCAATAACTTCAACGTCATTTGCTGCCCTTCTAAGTTCTTCAGCATTTCCATAAGCCCCCATTGAAGCATGATGTACCATCATCAATGTATTTGTACCCATAATAACCCTATCTCCTGCCATAGCAATTACACTAGCAATAGAACAAGCAAATCCATCAACATATACCGTTTTTTGTGCTGTGTGTCTCTTAAGTTGGTTATATATTGCAAGTCCTTCTTTAACACTTCCACCATAACTATTGATATAAATGTTTATATTTTTAGCAGTTTTAGCAACTTCAAGTTGGCTTTGTATATACTTAGCAGATGTTTGGCTTTCAGTAACCTCATCAGTCCACCAGTTTCTGCTATCTCCTTCTACGTCATCATATATATATAGATCTAGCGAATCAGTTTCAGCCATTTGTTTTATTAAAAAATTAGTTTTCATCTTGTATTTCACCTCCCTTCCCATCAGTTATTTCTATATCTTGATAATTTTTAGTTATCCAATGCTTCTTGCTCCAGGGTTTATTAAGTGGAACATCACCTGACTTTATTCTAAGTTCATCAATACTATATCCACCACTTGCAATAAGTTTGTCAAAAGCTTCTGAAATAGAAAATATATCAATATGTTTTATACAAGTTGTATCAATTTTTAAATATGAACCACTTAAATAAGCTACCTTTCCAAATCTTTTGCGATTTGCCTCTTCACTTATCATCTACAAATTCTAATAATTCAGCAGCTTCCCACTCAAGTAATGGAACTTTTATTCTTGGTAAGTCAGAACTCTTTTTACATACCCAAGTCTTAGATAACCAATAATAGACTCCTTTAAATAAAAATAAAAGACCAGCACAAACAAAATCTGTTGTTTTAGCATAGTCAATTCCAGCCACACAAGTACAACCTTCTAAGTTTGGTATTTCTTTATTGGTTGCTAATATATTTTCCCAAGGTGTAACTTCCATATCTACATCACCCTTAGGGATGTTCATCCTCTTGGTCATAAAAGCTGAATTGTTAATTGGATCCTTTTTATAAGCTATATATTCCTTTTGTATTTGAATCCTAAGCTCCTCATTATAGTGTAGCGTAGGGTTAGCTTTATCCCACATAGAAGGAATATCGACTTCCTTTTCATCGTCTAATCTACAAATAAAAGGTAGAGTACCATTGTCAGCCTCTGCTCCTTTTAATATATCTAATGCTCCAGCTAACATAGTATCTAGTGGGCCATCACGAACATCACCATTGGTTGTAATTATAGTTGTCCTTGGATTTTTCTTTTTACCTAATCCGGTTTTAAATACATTTATAATTTTATAATTTTCATAAGAATGTACTTCATCAAAATCTATTTTTCCTTCTCGGCCGCCATCTTTTGTTTTAAAGTTTGAAGTTCTAAATATTAATTCTGAACCTGTTTTACGATTTTTAATAAGTTCTTTAGTCCATGAAAAATGTGTTTTAAGTTTCTGTGCATTATCTTCCATCACATTATAAACATCGTCAAAACTTGTTTTAGCTTGCTTTTCAGAGTTAGCACAAATAGAAATATTATAATCTTTAACTGTATTATATTCAGATATCAAGCAGAAATCTTCAAAAGATAAGTACCCATTTTTACCAGCACCCCTACCTACTAAAATAAACAAATCAGGCCATCTTAAAATACCAGGCTTTGAATAAGTACAATTATGAAGAGTAAAACAAAATACTTCCCATTCATATAAATCAAATGGAAAGTATTTTTGTAGACTTAAATATTTTTTTAATTGAGTTTCATCAACAAATAAATTTTCTTCATCAAAACTTTTTTCAACAAGATCCATTAATTGAAATTGTTCTATACAAGATTATATTGATTTAGTAAGAAGTGGTACATTAGAAGTTTGTATAGAACAATTTCAATTAATGGAT